ATAAATGCCCACGTCTTATTAACTCAAGATCTGATGCGTACAAATCCATGATTGGTCCTTTAGTCAAGCAAATGGAAGCATCGATCTATGAGTTACCTATGTTTGTTAAACACCGTCCTGTAAATGAGTACCCGCGTTACATTACCGAGTTGTTAGGTTCATCTCCCTTTTATATGGGGACGGACCACACTTCATTTGAATCACATTTGGTTAATGATATTCAAACAAATGTTGAATATGAAGTGTATAAGTATATGATGCAAAATTTGCCCGAGAGAGATCTTTTGTTGCGTTACATACGTGACGGGCAGATGGGACCTCAGATATGTGAATCGAAGTTGGGCATGACTATTAAAATGCCTGATGGTTGTCGAATGTCTGGAGACATGACAACATCTTTAGGTAATGGTTTAACGAATTATCTTGTCGCTTTGAAAGTGTTAACTGACATAGGTTACAATGTTAATGAAATTAAAGGTGTAATCGAAGGTGATGATGGTTTGTTTGCTGTTAAGACAAACACATTCGATCCTGCATTGTTTAAACGATACGGGTTCGATGTTAAAATTGTCATTTCTGCTGATGTGGGCTCCGCTGGATTTTGTGGTCAGTATTTTGACCACATCGACCAAGATTCAATATGTGATCCTCTTGAAGAACTTGTATCTTTATCTTGGTCAACTGCAAACGCTAGGTTTGGTGGGGACAAAGTTAGGGAGGAATTATTGCGAGCGCGAGTATATTCACTTGCATATGAATTCCCTAATTGTCCTATCATACGTAGTGTTGCTGATTATATTTTACGTGTATTAGGAAAAGGCAAGCTGCGTTTCGATGAAAATACATCATGGTGGACGGAGAAGGTGCTGAATCACGCAAGTAAATTACCACCATCAGATGTTAAATATAGAACACGTTGCTTAATTGATGAAAAGTATGGATGGAGTATTCGAGAGCAAGAGATATTGGAGAATCACTTTGATCATTTGGAGACGATTCAACCAATTGATCATCCAATAATATTAATTCATTGCCGGAACCAGTTATTGTATGCTGATAACTGGGATCGTTATGTTCAACTCGAATACTAATTGGGTCGTTGATTTAATTGACCAAAACGAGGTTGCTCGTGCTAATCAAAATGCCAAGAGACTACACGGCTCATCCGATAGGTTTTCAACGATGTATAGTCCACTGCCACTGTGAATCCAATACAAATGGCAAAAAACAAGAATTTGCGCCCAATAAATAAAAATGAACGTCGTAAGCGCAACGATGTTGCTTCTCTTTCTGTTCCTTTTGGAATTGTTGGCTCTCAGCCCAATTCAGGTGTACGCTTCACAAGCACAGGATCAAATGTTACTATTGCCCGG